GATCAAGTAGATGAATTAGCTAGAAACGAAAGACACATACAGCTTAAAATGGCTATTACACAGTTTGTATCTGGCTTATCAGTAGATGAAAAAGCTAAAATAGACGCTTTAAAGTTATAATATATGTGGAAATTAACTAAACAATATTGGAAAGATATGTGGGTTGCTTTATGGAGCAAAACAACTATCGATGAAAAAGCTATTGCAACAGTTAAAGAGATCAAAAAAAGATATAAATTAACTGCTGATGAGCTAGCTGATGTAGCAAAAGCTATTAAAGAAGTCGGTAATCAAATTGATGATATTGACAATGCTTTAAAAGGTGAAGCGCGTAAAGGTAGAAAAAATGGCAAATAAAAAAAAGTTTAAAGATACAACCGTTGGACAATTATTGTTTGGCGCTGCTTCTGTAATAAATCCTACATTAGGAAACGTATTACAAGGTGTTACATCACCAAGAGAAGCTATTGAAGCTATTACTAAATCAGACGCACCTGCAGATGATAAAGTAAAGCTACAACAAATGATATACGAGCAACAAGAAAAAGAAATAACAGCTATAACATCAAGGTGGGAAGCAGACTCAATGTCTGACTCATGGATGTCGAAAAACGTACGTCCACTAGTATTAGTATGGTGTATTGTTATATTTTCTTTAGCTGGTATCTTAGATAGTGTAGAAAGTATACCGTTTCAAATAAATAACACGTGGAACGATACTTTCGAGAAAGTTATGATGGCTGTAGTTTTAGCCTATTTCGGTGGAAGAAGTGGTGAAAAAGCAGCTAGTATATTTAAAAAATAATTAAATTTAATTAAAACCAAAACCAAAATTATGAGTAAAGAATTAAAAATTACAGACGAACAATTACAAAAAGTTCAAGCGCAAGTAAAAGTTAGAGGACAATTAGTAGCTGACATTGGCGCGGCAGAAGCTCAAAAACACGAGCTACTTCATGCTTTAAACAACGTTATGCAGAAAACAAAAGAAACTGCTGATGAGCTAGAAAAAGAGTACGGTAAGATCAATATTAATCTTGAAGACGGTACTTACGAAGTTATTGAAGAAGAAAAAGAAGAAGCAGAAGAAAAATAAATATAATTCCTATGGCTAAGTTAATTAGAAAAATAAGCATAGGAACTGACTATAAAAACGAAGCAATGCATTACTCTGTAGGCCAACAGGTCTACGGAGGACATTGCATATGCGATATATTATTTGATAACAAAGATAATTCATATAATATATTTATAAAAAAAGAAGACGAAGTTATACCATGGAAGAAGTTTAATTCTAACATGGCTATATCAATTGAATACAATTTAGAGTATTAATGCAAAGTTTATTTAATTTTATAGTACAACCAAAAAATAAAAGATACGAAAACGAAGTTGATGTTAACGGTAACAAACTTATTGTTAATACAACTATGGACGATCATAAATACGTTAGTAGGATAGGTGTAGTTAAATCAATACCTAAAGTTGGTGAAACAAATATTAAAGTTGGTGATGAAGTTATAGTTCATCATAATGTATTTAGAAGGTTTTATAATATGAGAGGTGAAGAAAAAAATAGCTCATCATATTTTAAAGAAGATTTATATTTTTGTTATTATGATCAAATATTTTTATATAAACAAAACGGTGAGTGGAAAGCTCCATTTGAGTTTTGTTTTGTAAAACCTATTGAAAATAAAAATCAGTTTGTAACTGATCAAAAAGAACGTCCTCGAGTTGGTATACTAAAATATGGTAATAGTTCCTTAGATGCTTTTAAAGTGCACGAGGGAAGCCTTGTAGGGTTTAGCCCAAGCAGCGAATATGAATTTATCATAGAAAATGATAGATTATACCGTATGCGAACTAATGATATTACAATTAAATATGAATACAAAGGAGACGAAGTTGAATATAATCCAAGCTGGGCAAGTGGCTGTGGACGAACTTATTAAAGTTGCTAAAGAACCTATTGTAGACTCAGAAGATGATATAAGTGCTGACAGATTAAAAAATGCTGCAGCTACAAAAAAGCTAGCTATATTCGATGCTTTTGAAATACTTAAACGTATACAAGAAGAAAAAGATATGCTAGAAGATAAACCTAAAAAAGAAGATAAAGAAAAAACTTTTAAAGGTTTTGCTGAAAGGAGGTCTAAATGAAATACGAACAAACTTTAATAAAAGTACTAAAAGACTATGTTAAGCCTAAAGTTTTAGCTAGAAACAATAGGTATAAAAAATGGGAGTACGGTTACAACGAAGATCATGACTTTGTAGTTATAAGTAGAACAGGTGAAATAGGTGAAATATATGAAATACAAAATTTAAAAATAGCTTTACCTAAATTAAAAAACATACATAAGTTTAAAGAAAATAAGTGGACTAAATTTGATTATCCTGTTGAATTAAAAAAAATTAAAACTGTTTACGATTTTAAACAGTATCCACAAGATTTTAAAGAAAAATGGTATGATTACATCGATAATGAATTTACTCGTAGGGAAGAAGGTTTTTGGTTTTATAACAAAGACGTTCCTACTTACATTAGTGGTACTCATTACATGTACTTGCAGTGGTCTAAGATTGACGTCGGCGCACCAAACTTCCGTGAATCAAATAGATTATTCTTTATTTTCTGGGAAGCTTGTAAGGCAGATTCACGATCCTTTGGGATGTGTTACCTTAAGAATAGGAGGTCCGGGTTTTCTTTTATGGCCTCAGGAGAGGTGGTTAACTTGGCAACCATATCAAGTGACTCCAGGTATGGTATATTATCCAAGTCTGGACCTGATGCGAAGTCCATGTTCACAGATAAGGTGGTACCCATATCGGTTAATTATCCCTTCTTTTTCAAACCGACCCAGGACGGAATGGACCGTCCAAAGACCGAACTTGCCTACCGTGTCCCAGCCACCAAGTACACCCGTCGTAAACTTACCGCCTCAACCACTTCCACCAAACAAGCCTTGGAACAGGAGCTCCAGGGGTTGGATACCACAATCGACTGGAAGAATACAGGTGATAACTCCTACGACGGTGAGAAACTCAAGCTTCTCGTCCACGACGAGTCGGGTAAGTGGGAGCGCCCCAACAACATCCTCAACAACTGGAGGGTCACCAAGACCACGCTACGATTAGGTAGTAGGATAGTTGGTAAATGCATGATGGGTTCAACATCAAATGCGCTAGATAAAGGAGGTGATAACTTTAAAAAATTATACTATGATTCCGATGTTACCAAAAGAAACCGCAATGGACAGACTCGCTCAGGACTATATAGTTTGTTCATACCTATGGAATGGAACTACGAAGGATACATTGATTCTTATGGATTACCTGTATTCCAAAATCCAACAGAAAAAGTTTATGGACCATATGGTGACACAATTAGAGACGGAGTAATTGATTATTGGAATAACGAAGTTGATGGATTAAAAGATGATCAAGACGCTTTAAATGAATTTTATAGACAGTTTCCCCGTACAGAGCAGCACGCTTTTAGAGATGAAACAAAACAAAGTTTGTTTAATTTAACAAAAATATACGAACAAATAGATTACAACGAAGAAGTTAAAATGTCTGGACTTGTAACAAAAGGTAGTTTTCAATGGCGTAACGGTATTAAAGATACTACAGTTGAATTTATGCCAAACAATAATGGTAGATTTAAAATAAGCTGGACACCTGATGTTAATATGCAAAACAGAATAATAGTTAAAAACGGTGTTAAGTTTCCTGGAAACGAACACGTTGGAGCATTTGGTTGTGATAGCTATGATATATCAGGCACTGTTGATAGATTAGGTTCTAATGGAGCTTTACACGGAGTTACTAAATTTAGCATGGAAAACGCTCCGCCTAACAGAGTGTTTTTAGAATATGTAGCAAGACCACAAACAGCTGAAATATTTTTTGAAGATGTTTTAATGGCGTTGGTATTTTATGGTATGCCAATATTATGTGAAAATAATAAACCTCGGCTTTTATATTATTTAAAACGCCGTGGCTACAGAGGTTATTCAATGAATAGACCTGACAAAGTTTGGAATAAATTATCTGTTACAGAAAAAGAAATAGGTGGTATACCAAACTCAAGTGAAGATATTAAACAAGCTCATGCCGCAGCTATAGAAAGTTATATTGAAAACTATGTAGGACAGTTAGGTGATAACTATGGTGATATGTATTTTAATAGAACACTAGAAGACTGGGCTAAATTTGATATAAACAATAGAACTAAATTTGATGCGTCAATAAGTTCTGGTTTAGCTTTAATGGCTTGTAACAAAAACCTTTATAAACCAATACAAGAAAGAAAAATAAAATCAATTAATCTTGGTATCAAAAGATATGACAACCAAGGAGTGAGATCTCAAATAATTTAAAGATGATTAAAAAAGGTATTAAAACCTCTTTTCCTAGCCAAGCTGTTAGTGATGAAGAAAAGATGAGCGCTGAATATGGCGCTAAAGTTGGTTCAGCTATTGAGCATGAGTGGTTTAGTAATAACGAAAACTCAAATAGGTACACTACTTTTAAAGAATCTTTTCACTCGCTAAGATTATATGCAAGAGGTGAACAGTCAATTAAAAAATATAAAGACGAGTTATCTATTAATGGTGATATGTCTTATCTTAATTTAGACTGGAAACCTGTTCCTATTATACCTAAGTTTGTAGATATAGTTGTAAATGGTATGGCTGATAGATCATATGATATTAAAGCATACTCGCAAGATCCAGCTGCTATAAAAGAAAGAACTGATTATGTTCAAAATATAGTATCAGATATGCAAGCTAAAGGTTTTAATGATCAAGTAGCACAGCAGTTTGGTATAAATATGTACAAAACTGATCAAGCAAAACTACCGCAGTCTAATGAAGAACTACAGCTTCACATGCAGCTTGATTATAAGCAAAGTATTGAAATAGCAGAAGAAGAAGCTATTAATAGTATTTTTGATGCTAATAAATATGAGTATTTATCTAAAAGAGTAAATCAAGATTTAGTTACTATAGGTATTGGCGCTGTAAAAAATTCATTTAATAAATCAGAAGGTATTAAAATAGAATATGTTGATCCAGCTGATTTAGTTTATTCTTACACTGACTCACCTTATTTTGATGATATATATTATGTTGGTGAAGTAAAACAAATATATGCTAATGAACTTAAAAAACAGTTTCCAGAAGTAACAGATGAAGATATTGAAAGATATAGAGGTTATTCAAATGCATATAGAAAAAGAACTGTAGTAAATAAAAAAGGTGATGATAGCAACGCTATAAGTGTTTTATATTTTGAATATAAAACTTATATGAGCGAAGTATATAAAGTAAAGAATACATCTACAGGTGGTCAAAGAGCTATTAAAAAAGATAGTGGTTTTAATCCACCTAAAAACGAAGACTTTCAAAAAGTTGAAAGAGTTATAGAAGTTATATATGAAGGAGCTAAAATATTAGGTAGTGGTTCAGATAAGCTTTTAAAATGGGAGTTAAAGAAAAACATGATAAGACCTAAGGCTGATACTACAAAAGCTGTTATGAGTTATAGTATGTGTGCTCCTCGTATGTATGAAGGTCGTATTGAAAGTTTAGTAAGTCGTATAACTGGTTTTGCAGATATGATACAGCTTACACATTTAAAGCTACAACAAGTAATGTCTAAAATGGTACCAGATGGTGTTTATTTAGATGCTGATGCTTTAGCTGAAATAGATTTAGGTAATGGTACAAACTATAATCCACAAGAAGCTTTAAATATGTATTTCCAAACTGGTTCTGTTATTGGTAGATCAATGACACAAGATGGTGATATGAATAGAGGTATAAGACCAGTTACTGAAATAAACTCTAGTGGTAAAAACGGTAAAATTGCTTCTTTAATACAAACGTATAATTATTATTTACAAATGATGCGTGATGTTACTGGGCTTAATGAAGCTAGAGATGGTAGCATGCCAGATAAAAATGCTTTAGTAGGTGTTCAAAAGCTTGCTGCCGCAAACAGTAACACTGCTACTAGACATATATTACAAGGTAGTTTATATATAACTTTATCATTAGCAGAGTGTATTGCTATGAGAATATCAGATGTTATAGAATATTCACCAACAAAACAAGCATTTATAAAATCATTAGGCAAGTTTAATGTTGGTACATTAGAAGAAATGGCTAGTTTACATTTACATGATTTTGGTATATTCTTAGAATTAGCACCTGATGAAGAAGAAAAGGCTAGACTAGAAAACAATATACAAATGGCTTTGCAACAAAATAGTATAAACTTAGAAGATGCTATTGATATACGTGAAGTTAGAAATATAAAATTAGCTAATCAATTATTAAAAATAAGAAGAAAAGCTAAACAAGCTATTGATCAACAAGTAGCACAACAAAACATACAAGCTCAAGCACAAGCCAATGCAGCTGCTGCTGAGAGAGCGTCTGCGGCTGAAATGCAAAAACAACAAGCGTTAGATCAAAGTAAAGCTCAAATGGAACAAGTTAAAGCTCAACTTGAAATGCAGAAACTTGAAAGAGAAGCGCAGCTTAAAAAAGAATTAATGCAGATAGAATTTGAAATGAATATGCAATTAAAGCAGGCAGAATCTAATGTATTAAAAGAAAGAGAAAAACAAAAAGAAGATCGAAAAGACGAAAGAACTAAGATACAAGCAACTCAACAAAGTGAGATGATTGATCAAAGAAAACAAAACACAGGACCAAAAAATTTTGAATCAGCTGGATTTGATAATTTAGGAGGTTTTGGCCTAGAACAATTTGAGCCTAGGTAATTTATTAATTATATAATATTATATCATGGAAAACACTGAAAAGCAAGAAAATGTTATTCAAGAAGTAAAAACAGAAGAAACACCTGTAACACCTTCTAATGAAGAACAAAAACAAGAAGAACCTAAAGTTAAAGCTAAAATGCTAGATAACGAAGAAGGTACTTTTAAAATTAAATTAAAAAAGAAAAATGAGCCCGTTCAAGAGCAAAGCACAGATGAAATACCTGTTCGCGACGAATCCGACGCTAGCAAAGAAGTTTCTGAAGAAAACAAGCAAGAAGAAACTAAAAAGCCTACCGAAGAAGTTAAAGAAGAAGAGGTAGTTCTTGAGGAGGTAAAAGAAGAAGATATACAACAAGAAGTTGTAGAAGAAAAAATTGAAGAACCTGTAGCGCAAACACAACCTGAGCCGCAAGTAGTTGTACCAGAAAACTTAAAAGATTTAGTTAAGTTTATGGAAGATACAGGTGGAACTCTAGAAGATTACACTAGATTAAACGCGGATTATTCTAATATAGACGATAACGCTTTATTATTAGAATATTATAAAAATACTAAACCTCATTTAAACATGGAAGAAGTAAACTTCTTAATTGAAGATACGTTTCAATTTGATGAGGAACTTGATGAGCCAAGAGATATTAAAAAGAAAAAATTGGCTTTCAAAGAAGAAATTGTAAAAGCTCGAAAGCATCTTACTGGCCTGAAGGATCAGTATTACAAAGAAGTCAAGTTGGGTTCTAAGTTGACCAGCGAGCAGAAAGAGGCAGTAGAATTTTACAATAAATACAAACAAGAACAAACCACTAATAGTGAGATCCAAAAACAACAGCTAGAACGTTTCCAAAAATCTACTGACTCTGTATTCAATAATAATTTCAAAGGTTTTGACTTTAACGTTGGAGAAAAAACTTATAGATACAATATTAAAGATGTTCAAGGTGTTAAAGAGTATCAAAGCGATATATCTAATTTCGTAAGAGAGTTTCTTGACGATAAGAATATGATGCAAGATGCAAAAGGGTATCACAAGGCTTTGTATGCTGGTAAAAACATCGATAAAATTGTTAAACATTTTTACGATCAAGGTAAAGCAGATGCTATAAGAGAATCAAGTATGAGTGCTAAAAACATTGATATGTCTCCAAGAACTGCCGCTCCTGTTGTTGATACTGGTGGTAGAAAGTTTAGAGTATTAAGTGGTGATGATAGTTCTAGTTTGAAATTTAAAATTAGAAATAAATAACAACTTAAAATTAAACAAAAATGGGATTTAATACGTCTTTAGGTTTAGCTGGAAGTTACTCTTTGACTAACTCTCCAACTCAAACTGTAAGCGCGAACAACTATTTAGATTTAGCTAATACAGCTAACCAAGGTTGGGCGCAACAATACCTACCTGAGTTGTACGAACAAGAAATCGAAAGATACGGAAATCGTACAATCAACGGATTTTTAGCAATGGTAGGGGCAGAGATGCCTATGCAATCCGATCAAGTAGTATGGTCTGAGCAAAACAGATTACATATTGCTTATAAAAACAAGTCTGGTAACGAAACTGCGGTGATTACAACTGTTTCTTCTGGTCTTTGTACTTTAGGTTCTGATTACACAAACTCTGTAAGAGTAGGTGCTACAGTAATCGTAACTGATGCTGCTACAGGACTTAAAACAAATGTTTGTAGAGTTTCTGCAACATCTGGTCAAACATTTAATGTTAAGCCTTATAAAGTAGCTACATTATCAGCTGACTTTAATGATGGTGATGCTATTAATGTTTTCGTATTTGGTTCTGAGTTTGCTAAAGGATCTGCCTCTATGGTAGGTGAACTTAAGCCTCAGTTTACTAAATTTGACAATAGACCAATTATTATTAAAGATCACTTTAAAATTTCTGGTTCTGATACTGCTCAAATCGGTTGGGTTGAAACAATTGATGAGTCTGGACAATCAGGTTTTTCTTGGTATATGAAATCTGCTAGTGAAACTAGATTAAGATTTGAAGATTACTTAGAAATGTCTATGATTGAATCTGTAAAAGGTGTTCCTGGTTCTTCAACTGCTGATACTGATATGGGTATTGCTGGTGAAAACTTCGGTACTGAAGGTTTATTCCAAGCAGTAGAAACAAGAGGTAATGTATTTGAAGATTTAGCTTCTTTAGCTGATTTTGATTTAGTACTTAAAAATCTTGATAAGCAAGGTGCTATTGAAGAAAACATCCTTTACGTAAACAGAGATTTAGCATTAACTTTTGATGACATGATGGCTGGATTAAACGCTAACTACGGTGGCGGTGCTTCATTTGGAGTATTTGAAAATTCTGCTGATATGGCATTAAACTTAGGTTTTTCAGGACTAAGAAGAGGTTCTTATGACTTCTATAAGTCTGACTGGAGATACTTAAACGATGCTACTGGTAGAGGTGGTTTTGGAGATATTTCTGGAGTTTTAATTCCTGCTGGTGTAACATCTGTATATGATGAAAACTTAGGTAGAAATATTAAGAGACCTTTCTTACATGTAAGATATA